TGCAGGGATATTCCTCATCCACCAAATATCACCGATACTTTCATTACTATTGAGAAAGATAATATCAATTGAATTATTGAAAATTACATCTGCCATTAGAAAGCCCGAATAATTAACATTCGATAAGTATTTTTCGACCGAGTTTCATTACCACCTTTCAAGCCTGTGTTAGCTGTTCCAAAATATGATCCAGTTACAATAGTGCTAGTGCCGGCAACATCAGGTGATGTATACGCATGGTTATGACTCTTAAACTCATCCGCTTGGTCAGTGCCTACATGATCCCCTGCGCTTATAGTTGCTCCAGTTGCCGTAGGAGCTGTTCGAGCAGCCTTGTCAGGATCTACTGTACTGCCATGCGACCATATACGAATTGTTCTGCCTCTAGGATCAGGTAAATTGAAATGTGTACTATCAGCAGCACCATACATAGTCCCTATAACAGCAAACAGTTCGGGATAATCTGCTCGCAATAACGATGCCCCATTCTCTTCTAACCAACCTGTAGGTGGGGTTTCTGTCGGCCATATCTTTTCTGACCCTATCGGGATTAAAGCTTGTACCATGTCATAAACAGCATTCTTACTCGGAGCTACATCAGTCACTCCATCCCATGAAGCGGCGTAAGCAGTGTCACTTGCCGCCTTTGCTCCATCCTCTATGTTCAAAAGCGTCCTGACTTGTGTAACTGATAAGTCATCTACATTTCCACCCGTAATTCTCCCGACAAGTGTCTGCTCCGCTACGGTAATAGCTGAGGCAACAGCAGGGGAGCCTGTCGGGTTGCCAAGGACAGACTGAGCTGCGATATTACCAAGCGAAGAAGATGTTCCAGATGTCCCGCTACTCCCCGCTTCACCAGAAGTACCTGACGTTCCGCTTGCCCCGGAAGTTCCACTTGTTCCACTACTGCCAGAAACACCGGATGTTCCAGACGACCCGCTTGCCCCAGCTACTCCTGATGTTCCTGATGTTCCATTCGCTCCATTAACACCGCTTGTTCCCGAAGAGCCGGAAACTCCTGATGTTCCACTACTGCCAGAAACACCGGATGTTCCAGATGTTCCATTTACACCTGCAATGCCACTTGTTCCAGATGTTCCCGATGTCCCAGATGTTCCGCTATTGCCAGAAGTTCCCGATGTTCCCGCAGCCCCTCGTGTTCCAGATGTTCCAGACGAACCACTACTTCCAGAAACGCCACTTGTCCCTGAAGAACCATTTGCTCCAGCTACACCAGATGTTCCAGAACTACCGGAAGCACCATTAACACCACTACTGCCAGATGAGCCTGACGTACCACTATTGCCGCTAGTCCCAGATGTACCATTTGCTCCATTTATTCCCGACGAACCGCTGCTTCCGCTTGTACCTGACGAACCAGCTGCCCCAGAAATGCCACTACTTCCAGAAGTTCCGCTAGAACCAGCAGCCCCATTAACACCGCTCGTTCCTGAAGAGCCAGATATGCCGCTCGTTCCTGAAGAGCCACTGCTGCCCGAAACTCCATTTATTCCCGATGTTCCGCTAGACCCTGAGACTCCATTAATTCCTGAACTGCCTGAAGTACCTGATGAACCGCTTACTCCAGCAATTCCGCTGGTACCACTAGAACCAGAATTACCAGAAGTACCTGAAGAACCATCTTCTCCATCATTTCCTGATGTACCACTACTTCCACTTATTCCTGAAGTTCCTGACGAACCAGATGCTCCAGAAGAACCACTTGTTCCTGAACTCCCAGATGAGCCGTTTATTCCATTCATACCGGATGTTCCAGACGAACCAGAAACACCACTTGTTCCTGATGAACCACTCGTTCCTGATACTCCAGAACTACCGCTTGAGCCAGATGAGCCAGAAACTCCAGCAACACCTGATGTACCAGATGACCCGCTACTACCATTTATTCCAGCAATACCGGAAGTTCCCGATGTTCCATTCACACCAGATATACCAGAAGTTCCACTACTACCAGAAACACCGTTTTCCCCACTAATACCAGATGTTCCTGATGAACCCGATACACCGCTTGTCCCCGAAGTTCCATTTACACCATTAACACCGCTCGTTCCTGATGTTCCGTCTTCACCATCATTTCCTGATGTTCCTGACGTTCCATCAATACCTTCTCCTGATGTTCCACTTGTACCAGATGTTCCTGAAGCTCCCTGCAATATACCCGAAGTACCACTGGTACCCGAAGTGCCATTTTCTCCTGCTACTCCCGCTTCTCCAGGAGGTCCTTGAGGTCCAATATTGGTACTCTCAATTACTTGAACTTCTCCAGATTCTTCACTGATAATATGAACTTCAGAATCGAAACTTACAATGACTGTAGCCGAACAGTCAGTAGTAATAATTTCGGAATTATCACAAGGATCACTCATTTCGGGTCACCGATGCATAAATAGTAGCTGTACCATATTGTTTTAAAACTGATTCCCCTTCCGCATTATATAAAAACAAATCATAAGCACCAATTATGTCTTTATGATCTGCACATAATCCATCCGTATCATTATCCTTAATATAAATACGATACTTACCTAAATCTTCAGGAACATAATTTCCATCATATAAATAAATTCCTGTTTCTCCATCAGCAATCCAAGTAGTATCTTTAAAAGGAATTTCCAAAAGAACATCTTCAGATTTTACCTTTTTGCGAATCTGCATTAAGGCAGTAAATCCAGTCAAATCAACAGCAACAGCGGGAGTACCAGTTTTCCATTGATACGTTTTGTCGAATGTCCCACCTTCAACAACTACAATATTGATGTTCGCCAGAATGCATCTCATTTTAATTCTCCTTTATATTTCAATATACTTATTTCACCAAAAAATCAAATTGATTTCCATTTTATACCAAAATCTTTTCTTATATAGTAATTTGGAGTAATATTATGAGAAACTAATGTCATTTCAGATATTATATAATGAAAAATACACATAGGATATGGAGGAGTTTTGACAACTTCATTTATAACATTTTGAAACCAATCAATTCTCCCATTCACATAGAACATACAAAAATCTCTATCCATTAAATAAGGTCTGCTAAACTTATTAAAAACCGGCATTTGTTTTAATGTTATGTCAATATCCAAATAGAACAAATCTTTTATTTGAGTGGCATAATATAATCTCAACATATCCGACATAAAGTAATTTTTAATACAATAATCCCCCCACCATTTTCTGTTACCAATTATTGAAAGCACTCGATTGTACTCATCATCAAAATTAATACTGGGCACCCCTAATATTTTAGGTAATTCCGTACTATTACAGACAAGCTGATAATTATCTTTGCCTACAATAGAAATAACCGATTTTGCACATTGCACTAATTCATCTGGATATTCTAAATCTCTCCACATTTGAATAGTTTTCATAATATACTCACATAATCAAGATAAAATTGGTTACGATCTACAGCAAGATAATCCATACCGATTCTGCGAATAATACCTTGCATGCATAAATTAAATTTTTCTGTTAGATTGCCAGACCCTGGACAATCATAACTAGCTAATAATATCCATGGGGAATACGAAGGATTGCATAATCTATAAAAAAAACTCCAAATAGTTCCTACTTTTTCTATTTTTAATTCTTTTTCCCCATCAGGTACTTCCAAAATAACATTGGTATATTCGTCTGAATTTCCTATAACATTTATAACAGATTTTCCACTATCTCTATCTCGATATTCCCCAAATAACCAATAATAATAATAATTATCATTATTGATTAAAATATTTAACGAAGCATCTTTCATAAATAAATCTCCCCTTTAATAATTACGAACGGGTGTATTTTCTTTAATAACTATTGTAAAATTTCCAGATAATGTAAAATTACTAAGTAGTATATATTCGGAAGAGTAAGGACCTCTAACATATACATGACTATTATTAACAATCGGATTATAATGATTTCTCCAATATCTACTATTTAATTCATTTCCTAAAAAATGATCTTCCATTCTAAAAGCAGGTGTTGATAAAGAAAAAGAATTTCCTATAGGAACATTACCGGACACTTTATTCAAAATAACATATGCATTACTGACTTTAGTGACAATTACAGAATTGCCAACAAACAAATCTTTTATATCATAAATATAAGTAGCCGATACAATCAATCCGTTTCTTAAAGAAACGGATACTCTGCCAGTTACTCGATTAATTGATATTACTTTTCCTTGTTCTACCACATCTGTAATTTGTTTTTTTTGCATCAATGTTTTCATTTTATGTGCCTACAAGACTTATGGAATCGTACCATAAATTAGTATGAATGTTATATGTCCAAAATTCCCACCAATCTATTGTCCAACGGGCATCCGTAATTTCATTAAAATATGTGGGAAATACATACCTAAAAAATAAAACATTGTCTATTTTTACATCCAATGTATTATGAGAAAAAATATATTTTGCCTCATGCCAAGTATTTTCGGATAATATTTTTATTAATTCATAATCATTATGATCAAAACGACCGTAAGTCTGCGTCACAGCATCCCGCACATATCCTACAAAAACAATTTTGGGTAATCCGTTCTCATACATCAATTCTAAATTACACCAAAAATAAGTACGTTCTTTTTCACATCTCAAATCCAAATAACCTAAATTAAAATCATCCGGGTCTTTAAAATTGTTAAATCTAAAATGACTGGTGTAAGTAAAATTATCGAACCAAATTTCATTATTGTTTAATGAATAGTCTGTTATTTCCATACCAGTCATTTGTATATCATTTACTTTTATTGAAGAATTGCTTGAATAAAAAATATTAGTATCTCTCAAAAATGGAGGAGTTACCAAATCATAAGAATAACCATCAAAAAGAAAATTACGGGAAGAATCATAATATATATTATCGGTATTAAATAATAAGGCAAATATAACATCCGATTCCGATGATGGTCGAGATACACTACTACTTTGACCTATAGGAACATTACCAGATACTTTATTCAAAATAACGTAAGCATTACTAACTTTAGTGACAATTACAGAATTGCCAACAAAAAGGGTGTTTATATCATAAATATAAGTAGCCGATACAATCAATCCGTTTCTTAAAGAAACAGATACACGTCCAGTTACTCGATTAATTGATATTACTTTTCCTTGATCAAAACTTTTCTTCATCGAAACAATTCCTTATACTCGGCAATCCGTAAAGTATTTATCAAAGAAGAATCCCCACCATCTCCCTGCATTCCAGAAATTGTAGAAGACAATATTTGATTTATTTTGGTAGTTCCTCGTATTGTACTTACATAATTAACCGATTGTCCCGGTTCAACTTCAGGCAAATGGGTTCCTAATACTAATTCTTTTCCAAGAATGGCATAAGTGTGAAGATTTAATTCGGCTTCCCCTTTTGATAAAACAATATTCGAATTATTATAAATAGGATGGCGAATTTCAGATAAATCTGTTAAAGGTTTAACCATAAAATAACGAATTGAATCCACGTCTAAAATGGTGGATAATGTTAAATGGTAAGCAATATCTTGGTAATAATAATCTAAAGCACTATCATCTGTACTTAATAATACGACTTGAAACGTGGTAGAATCAGCGGTACCGCTTGCAATTCGATTAATGTCACTCTGCATGTCACTTAATGTTTCATAAAGGACAACAAGATTATACATGACTGCTACATACCATGTTTGATTAGGCCGAACATTCCAATCTCTCAATTCCAGATCATTAAAAATAAATCCGTTAATTTCCGAAGTTACGCAGTACAATTTTTGCATAACATAGGCAGAATATTCTTGAGGTTGTCGAATCACACTAAACACAAAAGGAATATCCGAATAATCAGCCCCTCTCGTAGCTTCAAACAATAAACCGATATTTGTGAAATTATAGTAATCCCAATTTTGATATTCTAATCTAAAAGCAATTTCTTCCATGTAATCTCTTTGAGCTTCATAAAGAACTGGAATATCTTCTCTCTGGTGAAGAGAGCATTCATATTGAATATGAATTTGTTTCCATGTAAGCAAATTCTCAAGTCTGATATTGCTGGAAATACCCGCCAATTCTTCTTCAAGTTGAATGTGACTGAACATCTGATATATAGTTCCGTCCATTACCACATTACCTAAAACTGCTTCTAATTCGGCAGTTTTAAAAGTGTACATGGAAACAGAATCAACCCAATAACCAGCAGCAGTATTTGTAAAAAATAATTCAAAATAATCCAATCCTAATAAAGAAGAATCAACTTCAGAAGTAAGAGTGGATAATTCTACATTATTTAATTTTACAGTGGTCTGCTTATTATCGACAATTATTTCACATTTATTCCACTGATTCAAAAGCAAATTATCAATGGTTTTGTAATCTTCAAAATAATTACCTTCACGATCTCCAAGATAAAATTCTAAACGAGTATTACCAGAAGAATTAACAAACCCAACACCTAAATAACTATCTCCATCATCATCCCAAGCATACAATAAAGATATACTCTTAGATAAATCAAGAGATGTGGGATAAAAATAAATTACCAAAGAAAATTTATTTGGTACATTAGAAATTATATAATCACAATATCCTGAATAGGCTACTTTTAAAGAAGAATTTCCAGAATAAAATCTGGTAGTATCAATTTCACAAGATTGAACATAATCAGGAACAAGTCCCTGAGCCAAATCATCCCAGGAAGTTGCTCCATTAATACCTTCAAATTCTAAATGTAAAATATCGTTTGCCATTTAAGCATTTCCTTCAGTTATCGTAGCCAGAGTACAACGAACAAAATCATCCTTAAAAAGTTCAATATCATCAAGACGAACATCCCCTGCCACAGCCACACTAAAATCAGCAACAAAATCATCATCAGCATCAACTAATCTGGCCCATGTAGCCACACCACTTTCGAGAACAAGAGCAGTCTCAATTGCCGAAAATGTCAATACTCCATCACTCACAGTACCACAAGGATAGGGCAAATCAAATTGCACCAAAAGATCATTATCATATTCATCAATTGCTTCTCCTGTAGCTGGACGAGTTCCTGAATAAATCAATAATTTACCTGCACTATATTCATCCCCACCATTATCAATTGCATCTTTGATTATGGTCACTCGATTTGTTCTTAAACTGGTATTAATACCGATAGTCATGATTACCTCCTTATAATATCAGCAAACGCTTTTCCATCTATAATACCTGGTTTCCAACCAATAGTAGGCATACCAGAATATTCTTTACCATCTAAAGTATTTATTTTGGAAATACTTTCTTTTAAAACAAACCCGGTTATTAAATCTGTATTTGGTATTTTCCCCAAAAACCACAACCCCTGAATTTTTGTTTTGCTACTTAAAAGACTTCGGGATGCTTCCACAAAAAAATTGTACTCTTTCATTCCCGCTAAAACTAATTCATAAGAATCATTAGTCCCTGTTTGAAAATTCATTCCTTGAAATGAAAAAGACAATTTCTCTATTGCCGGTGGTTGGCAATCGGCCCAACCAGGAGCACCAGACCGAACATCCCCTAATTCATGAACAAGACCACCTGCTAAAAATAATTTAATCTTCCACATAACTTTCCCCTATGCATAAGTATAGTGAATTGCAAAAACAAGCTCATTATTATACCAATCAGTCGTTGACCAAAGAGCCATACCGCTATTTAATACATGCTTCATATTCCAATATAAATATTTAGCCCCTGTTAAAGGAATTGTATCAAGAGCAATTCGAGAATCGGTCCCTGCTAAAGGAGTGCCTGCCCACGTAGCACTTCCCGGTGCTCCATTAGTTGTTGTAATTGCTTTAAATAGACTATTTGCAGGAACCCCGTCACCGAGAGCTTTGCTTGCCCATGTTTCATGTGTGCTGTCATCATACGTTTCAAGATATGGTATAGTAGATGTGGATCCGCTAAACCAAGCACTACAAACATATCGTTTATTCCCACCACCATTAGCTAATGAAGTTCCCGCCATAATAATTTGCTGATATATACCGGCACTATAATCAGCTAAAAATAATTTACTTGCTTCCCCAACCCCTGATTCAGGAATAATTACAGGATACCCTACTCCAGTAAGAGAATCTCCCCCCATTTGTTGAGTGTCCCTCCATACAAGGTAATCACCGACTCCTAACAAAACAAAATTGGAATCCCCCGCAGGATTGGTACATTCTACATCATTAGCCGTTATATTAACTAAAATGTTTACCGATGGTTTTGACATAATTTTCTCCTTTATTATCTATTAAACTTTTGTATATGTAACTTGCATTTCTGCGCGTTCTCCATTATTACCTGTCAATGTTATAGTCATTGTTTGATTAGGTGTTTGTGGATTTGTTTTAATACAATTTCCATTAATTGGTTGAATATAACCTTGCCCTGAACAAGATATTTGTTGATTAAGAACATTTTCATCAGTATCGGCATTTACCAATAACCAAGGTCCGAATGTTTGTTCATATAAAGGAAGATTATACCTATTAAAGCCTCCTCCTGCTTGAGGATCATAATATGCATAAGACCCTTTAAATTGAACAGCCCCTGGACCACGAACAAAATAAGTTCCCCCAGGCCCCCCAGGCCCTCCTGGATCAGGAGTAATGGCTTTTTCAGGAGGAGCGGTTATTGTAATAGACGAAGATTGAGACAAACCTTCTTCGGTATTAACATCCATTGAAGTAATCACTTGGGCAGTTCCTGCAGAAACTCCAGTCAAATAATTTGTAATCGAACCTGCTCTTGAATAATTAACCACTAAATTTGTTCCTGTAGGAAGATAAGTTGTCAAATCAATCGTTCTTCCATTAAATGCAGAATAATAATTAATTGTCCCTTGAACATTTTCCTCATCAATTGTATAAACTCCAAAAACTTCAGTGATTACTGAATTTGTCACACATTGAGTTACCCCAGATATGGAATTAATTGCTTCTGTTTTTTCTCCTGTTACAGTGTAAACTCCTGTTGGCATACTATTCCATTGTAAAGATCCTTTTCCAGTAGTTTCCATCATATGAATTGTACCTGAAACAGGCATACCACCATTTTCAACATAAACAACTATTTCCGAAGTTTCACCAACTTCGATTGAAGTAGGTTCAACACTTACATTTAATGTGCTTTTACATTTACAATAATTCTCAATAAAAATTTGATGGGAACTTTCTTTACCGTGTAATGTAGCAACAACAAAGGCTTCTCCAAAAGTTGCTTCTCCAAAAGTATCTCCAAAAGTTTTATTATAGACAACAGTATTAAAAACCATACCCGAAGCATAATATGAAATAACAACCATTTGATCACAAAAATTAAATTCTCTGGATATTAAATAAACTTTTTTACCATCAATAACATATCCTCCTGTAGGAGCATAATTATACACTCTAGCATAATCAGAATAAGACCAAATACCAATAATAGAATCCGCTTTAAAATCTGTTTCAATTATTCTGATACCGCTGGCCCTTTTCACTTCTTTCGAAATAAGAATCCTGCTGGTATTTTGTCTGGATGTTTTTTGATATACTTTAGCTAACTGTACCATTTTTTACTCCGAATAATTTTGGTAATAAGGTGCTGGATAATAAAATGCCAAATATTCTGCATTTGCTGGGGAAAACGACCATTCAACAACAGCATCATTAATTGGATTACCATCTCCATCACACACTTGAGCGGCTATAAAAATAAATGAAATTTCATCCGTCATTCCTATACATTCACTGGACAAATTCATTTCAATCGTATCTTGAGAAACGGTTTCAGCTGGAATGATCTTTATTCGATTACCAAATTCAGGCCATTCGGGTTCTTCATTAATGCTTTGAACCACTAAGTCAGTAATATTTTCATCGGCTGTTTCTGGTTCTCTTTCTAATCGTTTAATACAAACATTACCTAACCGATCGGAAGTAACAAAACCTTCAGCACCAACAATTAGTTCAACAAGATTTTGCAACACTTCTATGGGGTATTGGTCATCAGCCACAAAATTATCCGCATAAACATTAAAATCTTGAATATCACATTTAGTGGAATCCCAAACTAAACCTACAGATTCTACTATTTCTTGGCAAATGGCATAGAACGTGGTATCTGAGGTCCATTGCTGTGTAATTTTTTGAGCAAACGGTTCTCCTAAAACAGCCGTTGATTGTCTCCCCCAAACACCAGTGATTGTTTCATTTACACCTACTCTGAATGTGGGACGCTCAACAAAAAACTCTCCCTGACTAATCCAAGCTGAATCATCATATTCATCCAAAGAAGTAATCCGAGTAAATACTTCCACCCTTGTCGCATCCGGAATAATCGAAAAATCAAACGTATCAAAAAGAATTGAATCAACCAATTCAAAAGACAATTCTCGGCAATAACTTTCCAAAGAACATTCAATCGTAAATGATTTTACCTTATTTGTGATATCCACTTCATCGAGTATGAATTTATATCCATATTGATCAGACATTCTCATGATCCTTTACAACAAGATGTATTTCGTAATCAAACATAGCCTTGTTAAAAAACGAAGAAATCAAGTTTCTGCGATAAACGAAGCCTAAAGGTCTCACAAACTGCACTTTAAAACAGTCATAACCGTCGGTAAAGTAGTATTCCCCGCTAGAAACAGCTTCAAGAGCTATCAGCGCATCAACTGTCGTTTTGGAGATGGATGCCTCGTCATTAAACGAGATGCGTTGATCCATTACTTGAGTACCAAAATCTTGAACAACAACTCCGCCCAAAGTAGGTATAACAGACCCTCTCATAATTGACCCAGCATACGGGTCATAATTGCCTGTTGCAATAGGGTCACGATCAAAAACAACCATATTTGTTAAAGCTACTGAAGAGCTTTGTGGATCTAACATCGGACCCAATTCAGTTGAGAATATAACAAATTTACTTTTAAGCATGGGCCAACCTCATTTTACTCAATTCTTTTTCCAAAAGTTTAATTTGTTTTCGAACATTCATTGAATCTCCCATCACTTGTAACGGTACTTTAACACTTCCAACAGCCAAATTCAAAGTAAATGTTTCCGTTTTTTTATCAGGGACAATCCCACCTTTAGCAAAAGCTAAAGCACCCATATTGAATTTAGGAATTGAGGGATTCTTTAATCCATTAATCATAGTAAAGAAACTTTCTCCTAAAGCCCCAACAACACTTTTGCGAATAACAAATTCTCCTGGAGTCAGCATAGCTGGTACAGAATCAGAATCTCCTGTTCCCGGGACACCCCCACCTTCAGCATACTGTGTGGCTTCACCACTACCACTGCTTCCTGAAGCAGCTGGAGCACCTTCAGTCACATGCTTTGTTACAATCGTATGAACCGTCCGCAAAGAATTAATTTTGTTTGAAAGACTCTGCATTTCTGACCATACTTTTGAAATCACACTCATAATCCAATTAGAACCTGAACCATCATTACCGACAAATTGAACTAAAAAGTTTGTTACCGAATTTGTCAAATCAACACTTAATTTATTAGCCATTAATCGAATGCTATCAATAATTGAAGGAATTGCATCAATCACCCCAACAACCATTGTGCCTAAAAACTGAATGACTAATTGACTATTTGTTTGGGTACTTAAATAGGTTTTTAATCCATCCAATTTTGATTTAATTCCGTTGATCGTATTTTCTAATGTATCTTTAGGAGAAGCCTCTCCCATAAATTTAAGAACAACTTCATTCGGCTCTTTTGTTTTGTTTTGAAGTTCTTTTAATTTTTCTAAAGCTGTGGTTACATTTAAATTAACCGCCATTTCTTTAGATATTACTTCCTTTACTTCTTTTATCTTATCATAAAATTCCTGAAGATTCCGTTTACTTTTTTCATATTTCTCTAATTCAGCGGAAGCTGCTCTGGCTTCACCTTCTATTTCTTTTTTAATGGCACTATCTTTAGCATTTTCATATTCACTGATTAATCCCAATCTTAATTTTTGAGTGGCTTGGGCATCTTCACTTTCTTTTCCAAAAACATCTGTAGTTTTTACACTCAAAGAATCAATCATACCACCAGCTTTTTCAAAATAATCTTTAGCTGCGGCGGTATTTCCTGCGTATAATTCACGATAACCTTCAGACATTACTTCTTGATGCATTTGAACATCGGCTGCCATTTTCTGTTCATCAGACATTGTTAATTTATAAGCAGACAGTCGTTTTTGATTTGCATCCATAGAATTTTGAGTTAATTCATTCTGCAAACTTTTCATTTTTGTGGCATGAGCTTTAGCCGATGATTCTAATTTAGTCATATTAGATATTTCACTATTGGCCATAGATTCATAAGCTTTTAATTGATCATCATAAAGAGTAACCAATTGATCGGATCTGTTTTTCTCATTTTCAAGATACTGTTCTTTTTTAGAATCTGAAGTTTCCAAATACAAAGTATCCTGTTCAATTATTCTTTTTCGAGCTTCGAATCCCTCTTGAATAATTCCTTCTTCTTGGACATAATATTCCTCTAACAAATTTATCTTTTTAGCAACATAATTTTTATGAATACGGTATTCTGCTTCTTCTGCATTCTCGGTAGTATTTTCATTTTTTCGTGCTTGATTTACCGCCATAGATTCTTCCATATTTAACAATGAAAGTTCCATGTCCATAGATTTTTTCAAAAGTTTTAATTTTTCTTCAGTATGTTTTTTAAGAGCGGCTAATTCTCTTTCATATATTTTTGCACGTTCATCAATACTCTTGGAAACAACTTCATTAAAAGCAGTTTCAAAAGCTTTTCGCTGCCCCAAATCATCTTCCTGAGCTTCTTTACTTGATTTTGCATAAGCTTCTTGTGCTTTTTTACCGGCCTCAATAGCTTGAGCATATATTTTTAAAAGCCATGTTTTATTTGTTGCCGATTGTTTTTGATAATACTCATTCCATTTGGCACTCACCTGATCTAATAAGAAAGTTTCACTTTCCATGATCTGGTCATCATTAGCAAGTAAGGCTTTTTTCATCATATTAGAAGTAGCTACTTTAGCAGCAACCAATTTCTTATATGTTTCCGTGCCCTGCAATTGGGTTAATATCAATTGCTGTTCTTTTTCATCTAACAAACTTATGGATGCCGCCATTTCTTGTGCCGCTACAATCATTGCGTGATCTGCTTTTATGGCGGCATCGGTACTTAAACCGTAACTATCCATTTTACCAGCGGCTTCTACATAATAATCACCGATCCATTTTAAAAGTTTGGCTAATGATTTGAATCCTCGTTCTTGTTCTCTCATGGATAATTCTAATAATTTACTACCAACTAAATATCTTCCTTGAGAAACCAAACTTTCACTAAAAGCAAATTTTTCATTATTCAAAGCTGCGATTTTTTCAACGGAAGCTTTGGTCGCTTCTTTATATCTAAGCACCTGCTCTTTAAGTAATTCTGCCTGTGCTTTATAATTACCATTAGTTTCAGCCATTGCTGAAGAAAGTTCAGGATACAAATCACGAACCTGTTGCATTATGGATAAATAATTCTCAGTGGTATTTTTACCTTCAGCTTCAGCCTTTGCTAAATCATCTAATTTATTGGCAAGACTTTCTGCCGATACTGCTAGATTATTATTTTCAATGGCTTGTTTTTGAATAGAAATTCCCACATCATCAGCACTTTTTTTCCAATTTATATAAGTCACAATTAATGCAGAAATAATAGCTATAGCAGCAATTATTGGATGAGCCATCATCATAGCCCATAAAGCAGCTAAAGCAGCCCTAACTTTACCAATCATTACAATTAGCCCACCTTGAGCTACTGCGTTTGCTCCTGTTGCCACAGTATTAGCAGCAACCGCAGCAGTAATAGCATTCCACAAAGTGACTAACCCTGTAAATGCTGCTAATTTTCCTAACAATGTCACAACTACAGTAATGGCAACACCGAATGCGGCTAACGCCAAAAGAGTTTTTGTGATTGAATTATTTAATGCCCCATTAAAGAAATTAACAACTCCCATCAAAACATCAAGAAGTCCTTTAAAAACATCGGTAATACCTCCTTGAGAAAAAGTAATAAGCATGGCTTTAAATCTATTAGCCAGCATATCCATTTTACCGCTAATACTATCTAACTGAGTGCCCGCCATTATTTGAGCAACACCGTACCGTTTAGTATCATCAATAAGCAGTCCTACATATTCGTGCATTGTGGACAAAACTAACGCCGCGTTATTTGCACGAACATTGAAGAATTGAGTGGCGTTTGAAAGATCACCACCAATTACTGTATTTAAATTTTTGAGAACAGCAACTAACCCCAAACTTTTTACACTAAAATCTTTTGCGGTTAATCCTGCATTATTCATTGCTGCGGCTAATCTTCTATTCGGATTTTCTAAACCAATAAAGATTTGGCGTAAACTGGTACCTACTGTGGACATTCGAATACCAGCATTCGAAAGAGCCATGATAGCTCCTAATGTTTCATTTAGACTGGCACCGGCAGCTTTTGCAGTAGGGCCAATATAATTGAAAACAGTTTTCATACCTTCTAAATTGGTTTTAGACCCATTTGCTGCGGCAGCAAGAGCATCCATAATATATGATGCTTCTGAAGCTTCTAATTTAAATGATCTGATAACGGTTGTTAATAAATCTGCGGCAGTTGTCAAAGGCTCTAAAGTACCTTGGGCACCAAGAGCAGCAGCACCAATTACTTTCAAAGATTCTGCGGCAGAAAAACCTGCTTGAGCAATATAGACGGCACCTTTTGCAATTTCACTTGCCGAAAATTTAGTCATTGTGGAGATTTTTAAAATCTCTTCACCTAACAATTCTATTTCAGCTTCGGTGCCACCTGAAATAGCCTGCAAGTTTTTCAATGCCTGATCAAAATCTTTTACCGATTCAATGGCTCCAGTTATTGCCGTTGTGATAGCACTAATAAACATAGCAGCCGGAATCCATGTAGCCATACTAACAATTGCATGTCCTAAATTATAAAAGTAACCAGTTGCGTTATTAATCGTTGCAGCCATTCCTGTAAACTTACTATGCAGACCTGCTACAAACTGACCAAATCGTCCCACCGAAGGACCAGTTTTATCAACTGCTGCAAGATGTTCATTTAATTTTGCAGTGGCTTCTTTGTAACCAATATTTCCTTTTTTAATTTCTTCACTCAATTGGTTAACAACAGCAATTGAAGATTTAGAACCAGTACCCACTTTAGCAGATGCTTTATTCCAAGCATCCATTCCAACAGTTGATTCTTTCCAAGCTTTATTAACATTATCTAATTGAGTTCCTAACAACTTAAAACCATCCGTAGTTGTTCTAGACTTTTCAATCAGATCGGCAGCTTGTTTACCATATGCAGTATTTGAATTAATCAACTTTTGATATTTTGTGGCAAGAACTTCCGTTTCTTTATTAAGACCAACAAAAGACTTTGACGCACTTAACAAAATGTTTCCTGATTTATACATCTCTCCATTTAAGAAAGCACTTGAAGCCGCAGCACGATCAACACCTTTTGCAAACGCATTTATTTCATTTGTGGGCATTCCCATCTTGCCCATTGTTTCTTTCGTTTGCATAATGCTCTTTTCAACTTTTTCCAAAGCACCAGACAATTGCTTGAAACGCATTACATTATTATCAGAAGCTTTTGCCATATCAACAATGGCATTTCGTGCTTCATATGAAGAACCTTTGAATTTTTTCAATTCACTGGAAATGGCATTGAACATTTCTTTCGATTTTGTGGAAGAATAGATTTGAGATTGTTGGGCACCATTTAAACCTTCTAATTGCTTACGAGCATCTTTCAAAGATATGCCCAAAGCTTCATTAGCAATGCCCTGTTTTTTGGTAGCGTCAGTTAATTTGTCTGAAGCTTTTGCAGCATTCGATGATAAATTGGTGATTCCAGTAGCAGCATCTCCCATCGCTTTTGCAGACTTATCCACAGCATCGGCAATTTTCGTTTGCGATTTAATTTGCTCTTCAGAGGATTTATTGAAAGTGGAAGTTACTTTCTCCATACCACTTACAAGAGATTTGAGCTTTTGTTCTATGCTAGTTAATGCAGCCAAAGCACTGGCTGCATCACCCGTCAAAAGAACACCTAATCCTAAATTACTGGAATCATCTGCCATTTATTTCACCTTAGCCCACTTCATAAATTTAGCTTTCATCTTATCCGAAAGTTCTTTTTTGGTTTTTTCATCCATACTTTCATAATCTTTAGGATCACCAAAAAGCAAATCATTTTTCTTTCTCACATCGGACATTTTCTTATCTTCCAATTCTTTCGGATCTGCTCCATGCAATATTGCCGAGAATTTCATCTCTTGTATCTTTTGTTCGATGGCATGCTCATGAAGCAGCATCAATTGAGAAAGGGCTATTCCTCCGTTTTTGTAACTTTTTCGGTAGATGTCATCGAGCCTGTACTGAGGGTAGAATCGGAGGAATCCGGAGACGAGTTCTTCAAATTGAATAGGCTCTTGCCCTTCTCGAACAGGCTCTTCCCTTTTTTTATGGCGGGCTCAAAATTCACTGTCCAAACAATATCGACAATATCCATCAATTGACTGTTTGTCAGATTATTGACAAGATCAATACATTCCTCTTCCGAAGAATCAGTAATGAGAGTTAAGATTTTGGTGATGTTTTCCTCAAGCACTTTGATTGCCGCAGTAATAAGAGCATATTCATTTTCAACTCCTTGTTTCTGGGCCTCAACAAGCTTTCGTACCAGATCGGTAATAAGATCGGTTACTTTGAATTGATCACCAATAGAGAGGGGGTAAATTGTAATTTTTTTAAGATCACGTTTTCCGTAAATAATTTCCTTAATATCAGGATTTAATTGATCAGACATAATGTTTCTCCTTAAAGAAGATTCTCCTCGTGGGGATTAGCCACGAGGAGAGTGAAATAATTAAATTGTTTTGACTCCTTATACCATATCACCACCTGTCAAAAATACGATGGTGCCTAACGGCATAGAATCCCATGCAGCATTACCGCCAGTAACTCCCGAATCACCGCGTTTTGCTTCAAACGTAATGGGGACAACGGCAGCATCTTCTGCTTTCAGATCAAGTTCCATCGAGCTTACAACATTAGCTCTGGGAAAAATAATAACCATCTGACTTTGATTATCCGGGAATGTATAAACTGCTTCCATTCTCACATAATCAGGAGCAACGAGACCACCAAGAGCAATACTGGTATCATACTCGTCAAGTTCAGACGGATCAATTCCTCGGGCCAGAGACAAATTGGCAACCGACAATTCTTTGAACCCGCATTCAAGCGCACAAGCTTCACGAATAGGCAGCGTGTAATCTTCAAGCAGCGGGAAACCCGATTCAAGTTTCCAATAATCGGTTTTGCCATTAAATTTGGTGTTTGCTAAAGCACCGATGGAAGCAGTGGCCAATAATTTCGGAGTAGCATACGAAATATTTGCCGCAGCCGCCCCTACTCTAATTTGAGCCAATCCGAGAGCAACCGCTTGCGGATTTTTGGTCAAGGGACCTGTTCTTGTTAACATAAAATAACCTCCTCTTAAAGTTTCTTTTGTTCACAGTTGGCTTCAAGCTCTTCACTTGATTGAAAGACATTGGGTAAATACGTTAATACTTGCCAATGACCACACGACCTTCTAAGGCATTTAATCTTCAAATTGCCTTGTATATATAAATCAACCGGGGCAGTTGAATTATTTTCTCCTGGTTTACCAAATATAAAATGAAAAATCCCATTAGGTTTTCTTTCAATAAGTTTCTTTCCGCATTTTTCGCAAACAACAAAAGATGTTGTTTTCAGATTGTTAGTCCCCATCTCAACCTCACCGAATAAATTTTTATTTTTGTTTCATCCTCAGGCAGTTGAAACGGAACATTATCTCCAATCTCTTGAATAACCATTGCTCCTATCAAATTCCAAGGAATATTTTCAGTATCATAAATAGGTATTCTCCGCATTCCATCTGTTTTTGTTGAATCAACCAACAAATTAAACAAAACATCTGTCATCACAGATAGCAAAATTCCTTCGGTATCCTGTCGTGACAAGCAGTAAACTTCAAAAGTATAGTCAGCTAAAGCATTTCTCCCAAATTGACCAAAAGATACATTATACCACTGCTTAATAGCAGCACTTCCCGATTTACGAATATCGGGTTCTTTCAAAGACAAATCAAAAGTAACAATATCACCCAAAGCATCAACAAAATACTTTTTTAAGGAATCTTTAACATTACTTTCTTTTGCTAATGCATTCATTTCCAATCTCTCTTCATTCTTTGGAATAAACCAACTACTTCAGCATTCCATGTTGGCATATATTCAATAACAGTATTATGAAACAACGGTCTCTTTTCTTCAAGAATCGGACCGTAAAAAGCAGGATCATTATCCCCGGGTACTCGATCAATGCCCACCCAAAACTTATCTTTTCCTATCCGACGAAAATTAATTTGCTTCATAAGCAATCCCGTATAAATCCAATACTGCCCAGGATGTTTATTAACCATCGCTTTATGAGCGGCCCACTTTTTTGAATGTTCTTCTCCAAAATCACCGAATGTTTGTCTTATGATATTCTCTCTTAATTTATTGGTTAAAGCTTCTGCCGCCTCTCTTGTCAGTAAATTAGGACCAGAAGTCAAAGTTGATTTGAGCTTTCCAATGGCTGTTAAAATAATGCCCATATCATTTTTTGCAAATCCAATTTTAATCACTGTAAACCTCATCACCTATAATAGTATGCATTGGTCTATTATCTTCAACCAATAAAGCCACAACTGCTCCAGGGTAATTATAAGCTTCAATTGTTTCCACTTTATAATATTCTGTGGCAGATATAACCAATCTATCTAATGGCTGAACATTATACCATTTTGGAATATATAAGTCAATCTTCCAAAGTTGGCTTTGCCCAACAACAGGTTCTTCATTTAATTCAGAACCAAAAATACGATCTGACATAAGACCATATATTGGAGCATCATGAATAACTTGCCATCCCGAAATCATCTTGTATGTTACTGTGTCTCTTATTTCAACAGGACGTAAAACATGAGCCATTACCGACAAATTACACAAATAAATAACTCCGTTGTATTCAACAATCTCATCCTCAAATAAATCAGGAGTCAAGTTCATTACCATATGATAACGCCCTGTTTTAGGCATATAAAAAATATCACCAACAACAAGAGAGGTGTTATATGGAAATGTACAATCAAGATGATGCTCACGAATAAACGGTTTCGTTCCTTGAGCATTTATTTCATAAAGAATTTTTTCCGATACTTGAGGAGTGCGATTAACAATCGTAATGACTGTTCCAAGTTCGGTATAGACTTCTTCAATATCCGGACCAAGACCAGCCATATATTAAACCTCAAGAGGAGTGAAATTAACTAACCGATCAGTGTTGTAGGTAACATCATTTCCGATAGAATCATAAGCAAAGCCAGCATCAATCTTAGTACCAAACATTTTATAAGAATCAACTCCAGCAAATAAAGCTGTGTCAGTGGTTAAAGCTTCCGTAAATTCGGCATCCATCGAATCAATGAGACTTTTGAAATGATCAAAACGATGTTGGAGATTTACTTGTTTATATTTGAATTTATAAGCAGAGGCAAGCATCAATAAATAAATCGAATGTCTTGTTCCCCGTTTAATAGCCCAAGACACTTTAGTTGGGGTGGTCATTGGATAAGACCACCCCAACTCTTGAAGTGCTTGATCACAGACAAGTTCATAACCGTATTCTGTAATAAGAGTGGACAAAGAACTTAATTGAATCTTCAAATAATCTGTCAATTCATCGGCATTATTTAATTCCATATCCATTTACCCCTTATCGAACAATCTTCTTTTTACTTTGCTCTTTTGACGGTTTAGGAACCTTTGTCATCGTCATTTTTTTATCCTCAGTTCTAATCTGAGGTTCCTTTTCCTGCTCAACAGGTTTTTCTTCTTGAACAGGAACCGGGACTGATTGTTTAACTTCTTTAACCGGTACGGGGGACGGTGCCGGTGTTTGAGCAATGATTCTTGCCATCCCCCTACGGATTCTTTTTACGATAAATTCAGGAATGGGTTCTTTCTCATCAGAGAAAATTGTACCCGCTGAAATTATCTTGCCGCTTGCTACTTTCAAATTAACAAGTAATTCAACTTTCATGATTGAAAAGCCTCCCGGTTATTGGTTAATACTCATCAAGATCAAAAGCGGTGATCTTGTAAGTGGTGTCCGGATAATAAAGAACCGGTAAACCTTTGTCCTGGACACGAAGCCACACACCTTCAGGATCCCATTCATCCTTCGTATCGGCGTAGAAACCCCAACGACGGGTGTTTCCATAAGGAGCTTCCATGAACTCTGCAATTTTTGTCCCGTTCTGTGTATCCGAGAACATCAAAAATTCATTGTCCTGGATGAACTTCTTACGCATGATGACTTTATCACGACCGCCTACGAACGTACCCGTAGGCGCGGCGCCGACAGTAATGGTACCATTCGCTTTATCAACGGCAGTAATCACCTCATCTTCGTAAGTATTATAAGTAACCATATTTACGAAACGAGCTTTGCCACCAACTTCAAAGTCGGACACATCATCCAGATAAATCGTGGTGCCGGAAGCCGTGGTTGTAGTCAACCATGCCTGAACTTCGTAAAGCTCATCATACAGCATGAGATTACCAATGCCCAGAAGAGTTCCGATAACACCTGACGGATTGCTGAACAGATCACCATTACCGAAATCACTTTTCTTCAGAAGAGCCTGAATATTCGTATCGAACAACAGGACTTTTAACATCTGGGAATTGCAAATGGCATAATTCGGTTTGATCATCGCATCATCGGCCAGAGTCTGTTTGGCGTCAAAAATGTCTTCCACTGCATTTCGGGAAGCCCCGTCTTTCCAGTTACGGGCATCTGCCAACGTAATCAAATGACTTGTCGGAATACCGTAACTGACGGAAAATTTAAGACCGCCTGCAACCTGATATGACAAAGTTCCGTCAATCAGCATTTTTGCAGCCATCCATTCACGCCGACGATCACAGCGGAACTTCAATTTTTGGGCACCACGGGAAAGCTGACGTTCTGCTTTATTATACGTCGCTACGGTGCCGGGTTCACGCAAATTGTTCAAAAACTCTTCATCAAAATACATCTTTTCTTTCCAGAATGCGGCCTTTGCAGAAGCTCCACCAAGCCCATCAATACCAATTGCAGGAGCCACGGAGCCGGGAGCCACAAACGGAGTCATGCCTCCTGAACCATATTCAATTTCCCATTCAATCGTATCCGAATCATACTGAGCGACCGGAAACAGACCGGAAAAGAAATTGCTGGGAGGCCGCACAAACGCGGAGATCAACTTGTTCAATACAACAAGCTGAAGAGCCGGGATACCTTGAGAACCTTTCATAATAAACCTCCCCCTTATTTCATAATGAAGAAACGTCCATCAACAACACCCAACGACGTAATTGCAGCCGCTGTGAGATTGTACATGGAGTTCTTGTAAAGAACACAATTCGAGACCACTACCGAAGTAAGGGCTCCCAACGCTTCCGAACCAACACCGGTATCCACATCTTTGTCCAGAACATACGCGGCAGTGGTGTACTCACCGGACGTGCCAGCTTTCACATGAGCATATGCTTTCTTGGCAACTGTGAAATTACCGTGAGCAAATGTCGTGGTGGTAATATCTGCATAAAGAGATGATGTGGTTCGATCAATTGCTGTAATCGCTTCGGCAAGAATCGGACCTTCATCACTGTCATTATCCAGATAAATATCATCCCCGACTTCAAATTTATATGAATCTTCGATAGACACAAACACATGACCTGCGGTGCAATCCAACACAACCGGCGCAATACCAATTGCTGAAATTTCACCTAAAACAACGGACGTACTAATCGGCACATAAGGAACAAGTTTTCCATTGCCCCCTTCGGTCGATAAATTGATGGCCATTACCGTTCCTGCTTTCAAATAACCGAAACCACCCTGAACAGTTTTGTCGATGATCAATGCAATATCCCTTACGGAATGAAACAATGCTTTGATACCGGGACCTTCAGGATAACGGTTCATTTGAGGCATAGAACTACGAATACCTGACATACTCGGTGTATTCATACTTTATCCTCCTTACTTTCCTTTACGTTAATTTTATTTCTTAAAATTTGGTGTTAATGTTTGTTAATGGTACTGTTAATGTTTCACTTCCTGACCTACATGCTTCAGCATACGGGTAACGATGGTGTCTGCATTCGTTTCGGGAGCAGTCTTTACAAAAGACATGCCGAGAATGGACACCTGCTGTTCACCGTCAACGGAAACCCAATCTTTCAACTCGGTTTCAATGGCTGCCGAAAAAGCAACTTTGTCCAGCTGTTCGTCTTTCACAAACGATTCATGATTGATCTGTTTGCGAATCTTCGGACGAAGACGATCCGGAATTTCGTTCTTTGCCATTACTTCAGCAAAAATCGTTTCCGCAGAGGCTTTAATACCATCCTCTTTCTGAATCGCCAAGACTTTCTCTACTTTCAGCAAACGTCCTTCTGTTGCTGCATTCAGAGAAGTCAAAGCCTGCTTTTCCGCTGACAACGCCGTGATTTTGCCTTCCAGGTCTGTTTTGATAACAGCAAAAGCGGTTTCTGCTTCTGCTTTACCAGCACCAAATACCTGAGAATACAAATCCGGATGTGCGGCTTTAAATTCATCTAACGTCATACTACTTTCCTCCTTAATTGATTTAAATGACCCTTCTACTTCCACTTCCACGTCTTCGTTTTCGGACATGGCTACCGATTTTGTGTTCGAGTCTGCCCCAAATGTCGTGACCGAACACTCTTTTAATACTGACTTTCGCCAGACTGTGCCAGGACCTTTCATGATAAAACCATTTACTTCACAAGTTTCACCGTCTTCTAACTTTAATATTTGTGTTGGTCGTGCTTGAATTGATGCTTGGTATGGAAAACCTTGACCAGAGAGTTTGATAAATTCATTGGCAATTGGTGTATCAACAAACGTCGAATCTTCCGGAACAATTTCATGCTTGTCATTAACCATGAATTTTCCAAAACCGATTTTTTCATATGTATTATGATCATGTAAAATTGGAATATTGTTTTCGGAAAGAACTACTCCTGCGGTGTCAATTGCCAAATCCCCCCAATACCAGTGATTTTTAATCACCTTACCTGAATAAGCAACCATGCTCAATTTCTTTTTTTCTCCTTCAGCAAATGATTCTACCTTTGCTAAAGAATTTACTTCCATAAAACACAAAGCTGATTTACTTATTTTTTTAGTTTCTTTCTTCATGGTAACCTCCGAGAATTATCTTTGCTTATTCTTGTTTCTCAGCAAATTGCATCCCAGACTATGGATGCAATTTGCATAAAGAAACAAACACTCACACCACAAGTTAGATTACCCAATAACAAAAAATAAAAAGGTTGTCAAGAAAAAAATCCCAAATAATATTCTATGTCTTTTTTCAAAATAGAGGTTAACAACTCTTTATTTGGGTCTTTCTTGTATTTCTTATTTTCTAAATTATGATGAGTGGTATGTCCTTTTCTTCCAGGCATACCTTTCATACCGACAGAAATATACTTATCACATTGCACAATTAGCTTTTTGCCCATATAAGGAATCATGTGATTTACTAATTCAGCCCCTAACTTACGTTCTGCTTTTCGAACTAATCCATTAGGAAAAGGCGGATCAAAGATTGTTCCTGCTGGTAGTATTCTTCCCGAAGCAATTTTAAAATCAGTCAGTAATTTTATCTTCTGAATCTTTTGAATCAAATTCAAAGGATCTTTCCACAAATAAACATCAACTAAACCTTTACCACATAAATCAGCATCACTGGTAGCGTTTTCACAAATTGATTTAATTACTGGCAACACATTTCCATTAAAAGCAGTTTGGGCCAATGCAGGTTGTTTTATAGTTTTCTTTTCCATATATGAACTTATCTTCGGACAATAAAAAACAAGATTGCCTAATCCAACTAAATCCGCTTGCTTTAAAAGATTGTCCATATAATCAATATATGTGGGATGATACCAATCATCATCTTCCATCAAAATAATTTTATTGTGTCTAATATTAGGCAAAGCCCGTAATAAATTTAAACACAATGTATGCAGATAATCAGTTTCAGAAGGAACTCGTCTATAGTATTCAAATTCTTTTGTTACTTTAAGAGGAACTTTGCCATCATCAACAACAATCCACTGATCAGGTTTTCGAGTTTGATTGTTCATCCATCTTTTGCATAATTCAAAAACTTCAGGTCTATCACCTGTGCATGTGATTACCGTTATTTTCTCATCAACAGGCCGTTCTTTTTCAACCGTTACAATAGGAGTGGTTGTGGGTTTATGTCCTTTCTTATCAATACCTATCAACTTAGCACTTTCAAAACTTTGACCCACATGATTCATATAAATACGGGCATTTTCTTCGCCTACCCATTTTATTAAATAAGATAAACCCACATCGACATTATAATAACCTGCATTAACGTCATGTCCTGAACCTATTCCTTTTCTTCCCCGCAAACCTTTTAATGAGCAATGTAATTTCAATTCATCATTACCATCATTAATTAAAAATTTATTTTCTTTTACAGCAGCCCATAAACGAGCATCAATATAAGGATCACCATCTAAACAAGAAATGAATGTGGACAAAAGTCTTTTTGTAAATCCTGTCTGACAAAAACTTGCGTGTTGTGTGTTGCCTATTCTCCGATACTTCATTGCTACTAAATGATAATATCTGGCAAGCATCTCTCCGACAAGATCATAAATTTGTAACTTACTTTCCATCGTTTCGATGTACTTGGGACCATACCAATCATCATCTTCAATGATTAATATCATATCCCCTTTAATATGCTTAACAGCCTCTTTCATATTCAAAACGAGAGTATGGCCTTCACCATCTTTTGGTTCTCTTCGAACATATTCTAAATCCGATTGCAATTCTTTGGGCATAGGAATTTTACCGTCATCAATCACAATCCATTGATCGGGTTTTCTAGTTTGGGAAAACATCCATCTTCGTGTCAATTCAAAAGCTTTAGGTCGATCACCCGTGGGTGTTATACAAGTTATCATCGTTCCCACACTCCTTCAATTTCAATATTTTTTTGAATCTTATTTATTTTTCTTGTACCAGCAACATCGTGTTGTATATATTCTCTTGGCATTCCTGTCCAAGTAAATCCTTTCCCAGACGAATGTCCAAGACCATTGAACTCTTTTAAAATCTTATCTGATAATCCTTTTTTATAAATATCCACCATTGTGAATATGCATGGTGCTCCATGATGAATATATGGATGAAATTTATAATAATTATCAACACTCACTAATTGGAAATATGGATGCAAATAAGGAACCCAGCCCTCTTGTTTATGTTGTGGATGAACACCAAACTCATAACCATCAAATCCTGTCTTTTCAATATAACCCACTCCAAATGTATCTTTCTCAAACATATTTATCATTGAAATAATTGGAGATTTAAGCATCCTAATATCAGAATCAAAAAACAAAACGTAAGGAGTATCCACATAATACAAACCAGCACACATTCCTCTACCATGACCTATATTATACTCCACTTGAAAAGGAAATGTATAATGACTTTCCAAAGATTTAACATAAGCATAGCAAGAGTCATTTTTATTTGAACCATCAACAATTATTATTTTCATTTCCGGATGAAAATTTCGAACAGATTCATAGGCCGTTTTAATCAAGTCTTTTGAATTGTAAGTAACTACCACACCAGTAACAGCATCATTCAGGAGCACCATGACTTACTTTCCCCGTTCTTCCATAAATTTTATCCTGCCAATATATTTCTAAAGGAGATAATTTTTTAAAAACAGAATTAATGAATTGAAAATCACCCGTTTGTATTGTGGAAAAATTATGTATATTTTCCTTCCAAATATCCTTTCGAATAATTACATTAAATGAACCAACATGATTTTGATGTAATTTAGATTGCTTCCAATTCATTTCTGTTGGGTATAATTCATCATTGATCATCATTCGAACAAAAATCATTTTAGGATTATATTCCAATACTATCTTTCGAATATCTCCAACAAATTCATTGCTTGTCAGTAAATCATCATCATCCAAAATAAACACATATGAACCAGTAATCAAATCTTTATTTTTTTCAAATAACCCATTAGCACCAAGAGAACCTATACCTTCATTATCCGTAATAATCACATGCTCATAATCATTACAAATTTGTGCCTTAACACTTTCACAACAACTTTTGAACATATTTGGTCGTTTATAATAATGTCTGGTAACAATACTCATGAAAGGAACTAACTCCATAGGAAGAATATATTCATACGGTGGAGGAATTGTTTTTGATTTGTCATGATTGCTATTTTCTGTTCTTATTTCCGAATGTAGGTGAATAGCTTTTATTGTTTTAGATGGATTAAATACTCGATAACCAGCTTGTCTTAATTCATGGGCAAGTCGATTATCACACCCTAATCTACCAGATTCAAAACAAGCATTAACTTCTTTAACTGGTCCTTTGAATATCCAAGCATCTTGACTGTCCCAACGATTATAAAAAACATGTCCTTTTGAAGTATCATCCCAACGAGTTAATGCAAAACAAGTTTCACTATCTAAATATTTGAGGTACTCCAAAGATTCATCAAAATGTATATCTGAATTAGCAATTATGCTAAACTCATGGGAGAACTTATTCACCGCAGTAAAAAACATATTATATGTAGGTCGATAGATGCTTTTAATACCTACTATTTTTTTATGCATAGGAATTGGTTTATTATCATCACAAAACAAATATATTTTCTTAATATTTGGATTTACTAAATTTGCAGCCAAACAAGCTTCATTTTCTTCATCTCGATACGATTTGTACCAATTAGTAAAAAGACCAATATTCATAAGTAATATCCTAAAGAATTTATATCTGCTTGTATGTTACGTTTAATTTCAATTGGGTGTTTTAAAGGAAATAACATTTTATTTCTTTTTACATTAACTAACGGACTGTTTTTCATTTCATGTGTTGAATCCTCTGAACCAATATTTGTAACTAAATTAATAGAAGGAATAATATTCAATTTATTATTCTTCCACAAATAATATGAAAATTGATAATCCCAAGCATCTGTGGCTCCTGCGTACATTCGATCTAATGTATTTCGCCAAAAAGAATTTTCTCTTGTATCATCAATAAAGCTAGGATTAATAACCATATGTCTTTCATCAGGCCAATCCTTCATGTCAATATCCAGTAAATTCCAAACTTTTTTCCATGTGGCCCAACCCCAACCATGTATATATTTTGAAAAATAATAACTATCAGATATTTTCATTTTACCAAATTGAAAATTATCACCGCTTATTATTCCTATATCATTACTATCTTCATAACGCCCCAACAATTCTTTACAAAAATAGAAAAATGATTGATCTGCCAAATCATCATCTTCCAAAATAATTCCCTTATCAACATTTTGAAAAAACCAATCAACGGCAGTGTAACCTCCCCACTTACCTCCCAAATTCTCCAATTGATATTGAAGTTTTACTTCACAATTCCAATCAACTTTATCAAAGAAAACATTTCTAATCATTTCCCTTGTCTCAGTGCATTTTCTTATATCTTCTTCCACTCCTCTTTTAGGACCATCCGCAGCAAGAAAAAGATATTTTGGTTTTACCTGCAGAAGCTCTTCCAAAACTAATTTGGTAATATTTGGTCGATTATACATAGTAAGCAAAATAGGAATGTCAAACATAAACCACCTCAAAAATTTTAAAGATTGCTGCTTTCCCCTATAAGAGTAATATCGTTGGCAAAAAATCCCTTGATACTTTTTGTAATATGCAAACCAGCACCTCTAAATAATAATATCAATGATGTTTCCGTAAAAATAAAAAGATGCTCTTCGGCATTAAAATGAGGAAAATTCAAACCTTCTTTTCTATAACAAGGTGTTTGAATCATCACCTTATTTCCCAATAATTTCATTTTCAATAAAGATACATAAGGATTTTTAAAATGCTCCAAAACATCAAAAGCACAGACAAGATCATATTGCTCATTAATTTCAATATTGGGAAATTCACCACAAATCATATCTAAACCAAATGATTCTTCAGCAAATTTGCAAGTGTCTTTGTCGATTTCAATTCCTGTACATTTTCCAATGCCTCTGATTTTACAGTAATGAAGAAAACCTCCATGAGCACCACCTATTTCTAAAACTGATTTAATAGGCAACTCTTTAATATTCTCATACCAAAAAGGTATTCTATCCATAAAATCATTTTTTGCTCTTTGTTCTATCGGAGGAAAACCGTATTTATTTAATTGACGGTCATGCCAATAATTTTTAAAGGAATAAAAATCATCAGGTGTATTTTTCTTTGAAACAAATGTGCCACAAAAAACACAAATTTCGTAGTCCGGATGAAAACAACTTTGTGTATCATGATTGCACCAACATTTCATTTTAAGCCCTCCACATAAATAGATTCATGCTGTCTTTCTGGCATATCCAAACCTTCTTTAAAAGGTCTTATTTTAACTTCCCTAAAACCAATACTCTTAATTATTAATGGAAGATTTTCTTCATCGAACATAAAACGGTGTATTCCATCAAGAAAACCCATATAGTTAATTAAATCAATTTTTGAAAAATAATGATAAGCAGGTTTATACAAAGATTTTTCCGAAATCACAAATTCTGTTTTATTTAAATATGCTTCTATATAAGGCCGCATATTTAGTACAGCAGCTTCAAATAAACCACCCACTTTTAAAACACGATAGCATTCTTTAAGTAATTTTTCCATTTCAGGAAAAAAGAAATGTTCCAATAAATGAGATGAATAAATTTGATCTACTGTGTTATCATATAATGGAATACCATTATTTAAATCACAAGGAGCATCACTTCTTGAATCTTTATCTATTGTAAACCAACCGTCTCTTTTTTCAAATGCTCCTAATTCAACTTTCATTAATAATCCTCCAATTATTAATTAGCAATGTTCTATCCCATATATTTGGTACTTTTGACGTTATGTAATAATATTTTGGTTTCTCCATTAAAAACGGCAACACTTCCACAAAATTACAAAGTGAACTATCTATACAATGAATTTCTTTTGCTTTCTCTAAAACAAGCAACCAATCAAAAATACTAAAACCATTTATTGGTTCAAATAGAACTTTATTTGGTATATTAAGATTCATTCTAAAATCATGGGTTGCTTGATGCACCACAGAATAATCTTTTCCGTATTTATTCACAATCATCTGATATAAAGAAATTTCTTTTCCATAATCTTCTTTACTTCTATTCCAAACTAAATTCCATCGTTCTGGTAAAGGAACCTCGGCAATTTTGTATTTTGGAATAATAAAACTTTGCCACTGACTTCTGGTATCAATCCACCATTTATGTAAATCAGTTCCTTGATTAATACCAAAATCAAGATTAATTATTTTATCATATTCTTTAGTAATCCAAATAATAGGTTGACAATAGGATATATGTCGAAAAATAGAATGATATTCTTCTGGACATAACCAATCAATTTGATAATCGGTAGAATACCATTTTGCAATAGGTAAACAAATAAGAATATCACCGGTTCTTCCTGGTTGATTAAGCAATAATGTTTTCATTTTCTATTAGCCACTACAAACAAATGAGATTCTGGATAATTTGCATAATATGAATCTTTTATTCCTTTTATCTGAAAAGAGGAATAAACACATTCCCAACCACAAGAATCTAATAAATAAAGCCACCAATCTTTGTTTTTACAAATGACATGGGTAACATCTTTATTATTTGCTGGAGCAACATATTCACCAGCTTCTCCTAACGGTATAACTGCAAATATGGTTTTTATCCTAATAGTTGATAACATAAGAAGTAATTGACGAAGTTCTATATGCTCAAGGACGTCTTTGAAAATTCCATATTTTATGTCTTTTTGACGAACATCACACATTGACGATAAAAGATACGGTGTCGTGTCATTGTCCGCGTTTTTTAGTGCATATTCACTTATATCAAAGCCCCAAGCATCTCTATGAAGCATTCTTAATGCTTTTACTAAATAACCCTTTGAACAACCATAATCTAAAACAACTTCATCTGGTCTAATGCCTAAAAAATCAATAATAGTCATTGCCATAGGAATTGTTAACTCAGGAATCCACCGATAATTTTGATAATTGCTTTTTCCAGTTTCAATACCGCGTTCATAATAATCAGCATCATATACAACCATTAGATAAAATCCTCCATTTCATCATCAATAAGAGCCTCAACAAGGTTATTCTGCTCTCCAAAAACACAATGAGTGCAATTTTTGCAATCATAAGGGACAGCAACATTATTACTGGATTCAATAAATTCAGAAATAGTTTTCCATCTAAACTTGCTATGAAAGGATCTTTCTGCGGTATCATTTAATACTACTGAACTGCATGGGTAAATAAAACCATCGTGTAAAAGGAAAGGTTTGAAATGGCCCCACCAACATCTTGAAGGTTTTGAAAAAGACTTTGCTTGATAGAAATAAGGACTTCCCCAATTACCGACTAATTCAGAAAAATAATCATTTCTGCCTTTTAATTCTGCATAACTGGTTTGGCAATTAGGCACGATTCGGACATATTTTGGATTATGTTTTTTTACAAACTCTTTGATCTTATCCAAATGAAGATGAGTCAAATCATTCATGACATAGCTGAATCCTAAAATACCTTTGTTAAAAGCAGGCAGTCTAATATCATCAACATAATCCAAAGAATTTAATGATACACGAACCCAATCCAAAAGATGAACATCATAAGAAAGAGATTCAACAAGATCAATACCGTTTGTAATAAAACCCTGTCTCAATCCTTTCATATGGGCATAAGCAATCACCTCTCGGATGTAATCATATTGAGTAGGATCACCACCACCCGTCCACTCAACTGTTCTCAATGAAGGTAAGTGATCAATGATTTTAAAAATATCATATCTATCCAAATTCTCATGTTTGTTTCTGTTCACATTCGAACAGAAGGAACATTTCAAATTGCACTTGCTTGTAGGTGCAATTTGTAATGATATTGGATATATTTTCCCCGTTCTTTGGAACCTAGTCAAAAGCTCTAAATGACGTAAAATCTTTTTTCCCGTCGATACATAGTTCTGCATGATAAACCCTTTCAAAATTATTTTTTAACAATTGGTTTTTTTACTATGGGTTTTGCTGGATTACTAGGAGTCTCCTTTTTGGGATTTGCTTTTTTGATTATTTTTTTATTGCCTGGTTCTAACTGCTCTCCACCAGAATCAACAGGAGGAGCTAATTCAGGATACCGTTTGACTTCTGTTTCTCTTGATAACCGCAATCTTCGATAATTACCAAATCCAAGTTTTTTAGCAATTTCATTATTGGGAATGCCAAGAGTATCATACAAAGAGCCATGCTTAACGCCCAAATAAGCTTTAGCTCTTGCTTCGGCATCAATTACTTCAGAAACAGGGAATGATATATCAATGAGCTTTTCTGGTTTTTTCTTAAGTTTTTTGAAAATAGGTTCTTGATTATCATTATAATCAATAGCTTCTTTTATTGAAAAATCTTCAGGGAATTTTCCCATCTTTGTTTTCAAAAAGAAAACTGCCCGATAAAAATCATATCTTAAAAACCGTTCAAAATAAGCAATTTCATCTGATGTTCTGTCAGACATTGGTCCTCTTGATGCTTTCACAGAAGCAAATGTTCCTTTTGATTGTCCTGTTGAAACATCTTCAGGTTCATTCAATCCGCTTGTCACCATATGTAAAATATCAGTATCTCCTTCACTAATAGTAGGTAATTTAGGATTTTGAGCAACCATTGTCATGCCCGGGGGAAGAATCAAAGTAGAACCAGGAGTCTTTTTTGCCATCAATCCTGTCTTTCTGCGTTCGTCATCTGTCAATGAAAGCCAAGTTCTGAATGCTTTAGGATCTTCCATTGTAACAACCCATAAATAAGCACCAGCTGATTTCTTATGATCAATTTCGTATTTCTTTAATGTTTCATATTGATTCAACCATTCTAAAATGGTTCTCAAATAAGAAATGTTCCGTCTGGTTACAAACGATCTATCCCAAGCGACAATAAATCTTTTGAATTTGCCTAATTTAGCATATTTGGCCCCACCTTCAGAATCTTTTAAAAGAGTTCTGTTAAAACCAGAAACACTCTCAGCCACTTTTATCAACTCGGGATAATATGCAATATAAATGGAAGGTACTAACATAGCTCCTCTTTGATTTGCATTGTTTCGAGAATCAGGGGGAGTTACATAATAAAATAAAGGAAGAGTTGCTTTGTTTGGATGGTAAATAATACCATCATCACTACCGCCTGAAATATTAGAAGGGTCCAAAAAGTCAACTTCGACAAACCCATCCTGATGAACAGTTAAACAAAGAAATAATTCACCTTCAATGATTGCTCTGCCTACATATTTTGACCAAAACGAATATAAACGATTTCGCGGATCAAATTCTGTTTCTTCAATTGCTTCTTGAATTTCTTGAATTTCGGAAGTAATCTCAAAACCTAAACCTGTTAAACGACCAACTTGCCCACGAACGGCAGTACCTACATGAGGATTTGTATTGAATTTATTCCAACAAGTTTGCTGCAAAGTTTCTCGATCACCTAAATCACCTAATTGAGACACCACATTAAAACCATCAGGATCTTTAGTACCACTGTCAGTAGTTGAATCTTCTGCCCCTTGCTGCCAAGGCATCGCAAAAGATATGACCGATAATTCATCATCGGTTAAGTTTTTCAATGCAGAAATAGCACTTTTCATAGTATTTTTACTCATATTTTACTCCTTTTAGGTGAAAAATATCAAATTTTAGGTAGAATATATTAGAAAAATGGACAAAAGTAAAGGAATTTATCTATAATTCAAGGAATTTCGTTCAAAAACCATTGTTCCAAAGTAAGTTTCTTTGCGTCTTTCTTTAAAATCACTTGAATTTAGCTCTCTTCCACCGTAAATACACCATGCTACGGCAAACATACTATCGTCTTGAATACCATCTTTTTCGTTCTTTTCAGGGGAACCAAACCACTTTTTATCAGAATCATGATAAAACACAGCCGCCTCTTCCCTAAACACATCAATCTCTTTACTGCCCATAACTCCCAGATCAGGGCACTTAAACCTACACCCTGAACATATAATATATAACTCACTGAAGGCACCGCGCTGTTTTTCATATGTAGGAAACACCGTTTCAAAAGGAATATCATTTTCTTCACACCAAGGAACTAAATCCCAGATACCCCAACGCTCTCCACATAGCTTATCAATTCCGCCAAACTCTTTGTGACATTCAAGAATAATTTCTTTTAATGATTCCAAACTATGATCTGTAACATCCACAAGATGCAACATGACATAGACATAATTTGGGACTGTGTTGCCTTCATTAGTGATAAATGGTTTGGAAGCACTTCCAGGAAGACCTTTTGCAATACAAGTGAAGATTGTTCTTGCTCCTTTATTTGTTATCTTTAAAGGATCGGCTCTATCTATTGAACCTAAAACAGCCCAATGAGTATCAAGCAAAATCCCTAACTTTTCGAGAGCTTCTAATTCAGCCATTTTGGGATTACCATTTTCATCTCTTAAAGAATAATATTTTTCCAAAGAAATTAATCGGCTATTTACATTGATAACAACCAATCTATCTTGTTCAAGAATAGAATCCATAATACCATGCTTTGTGAAAGATTTAATACCCTCTTCAGCTTTCGTCTTTGCTTCAATTGCTCGCATCAATTCCCCATTATTCGTCACAGCACGATCAATGCCGATATACTTCATTGCTTCAAGCATCTCAGGGGTAAATATCTTTTGGGAAGAAGAACTCCAAGCATTAAGAAAATATCGTTCAAAATCACCTAAAGGAAATTTAGCTCGATAATCATCCAGTTGAGCTTGTGACATATTCGGATTCCAGTAATCACTGGCATTACCTTTTTTACTAAAACGATAATCAAAATAAATCGTTTTGCTTGTCCGCTTAATATAGCTATCGTAAAGCTTATAAAGGATATGAGTTTTTGTAGAAACAGTGGAGTCAATAACACCGATGGCATTAGGAATATTACG